AGGTCATAAGTGTACCCGTTTCCGATTTTATCCATTTTTTTGCAAATGGCAACATATTTCTTGTTTAGGGCATCAAATTTTTTGTATAAATTTTCTTTGTTTTTCATACTTCAAATATACATTTTTTATACAACACAAGTCAAATTTTTTTTGAAAATAGTTGCTAACTAACTCATTTTTAACCCGATTATTTTTTTTTCCTGCGTTTAAGCATTTGCGAAATTCGATAATTTTTCGCCCTTACATAGCTCCGGTAACTCTCCGACCTCGCCCACCTCGGGACAAACTCCCGAACCCGGCTCATTAAAAAATCGAAAGCCTCGGGCCCATACATTCCCGACGCCAATAACTTGTAAAAACTCTGGTCAAAGCTCATCGGCATATCCTTTACAATATCAAAAACATCCGACGGGATCACCAGATCCTTTTTTTTGTTCAACTTCGTTAAGTTGGAATAGTAACTCTCCAAACTTGAGTATTCGTTCCAATCGGGGAAGTGCTCCCTTATCCCGGAAACAATCCGGTCGAAAGCCTCCTCCCCTCTCATTCCCTTTGACCTCAAATAAAAAAACTTGTGGTGAAAAGCCCATGGCATATTGGTGACAAGGTCCCAGACTTCTCTCGGTATTCGTATTTCGTTGCTCATAAAGTGAAGATTTCGCCATCCGTTAAATAACTTCCGCCCTGCTCCACCTCCGTCAAATATTGCCCGTAAGCCATAACATTAGTAACTATGCCATCCACCTTTTTATCATAGGCCTGCCTTGATATTTTTTGGTTTCCCGTCGAATCGACAGCAACCGTAACCGCCCCGGCCATCCATCTTAAAACCGGGTTTCCATTATGGTAAAACTCCCCCGACATTATGACCCTTTCGAGTTGTCTCATCGGGTAGTTCATGGAAACAAAACCCTGCCTGAACTTCTGCATAATAAACCCCTCATCGGTCAACTTAGCGACTATCCCGGTCGAGTTGTAGGGGTCATACCCCACCGATTGTATCGAATAAATCCCGTCAAGTTCCTTTATTTTGTCCTTTATGACATCGTAATCTATAACATTTCCCGGGGTCTCCGAAATATAACCATCCCGAACCCATCCCAAATAATTTAGATTATTCTTGTCCGCCGAATTTTTCGCCTTCTCCTCCGGTAACCAAAACCAATTTAGTGAATAAATCCTGCCGTCAATCGGGAAAATTAGCGTAAAGGCCGACAAATCCGAAACGGAACTCAAATCTAAGCCGCCCCAACATTCCCTGCCCTCTAAAATAGCAGGGTCAAACTCTTCCCCGCTTTTGCTCCAAACCTCATCCCGAATCCAAAGCGCCTTGCTTTGTGTCCATATATTTAAATGCAGCCTCTTAAAAGTGTTTTCATAACTCGGGGACATTTTAGCCCTTTCAGCCTCCGCCCGTATGTACTCCGGCTTTAAAGTAGTACCCCAACCGGGGTTTGCTTTTATCCAAGTGTCCTCCGAATAAATGTCATCCCCGGGGTCAGCGGAATAAATTACCGGCAAAAAAGTTTCGTCTTTTCTTTTCCCGTCCCTTATATCCACAGCAATATCGTGAACCTCCCTACAAATCGAGTTCATATCATGCCCGGCCGTGGTAATTGCCACCGTCAACGGCTGCCTCCTGGAACCCATAGAGGTGTTAAGCGTGTCCCATAAATCTCTGTTTTTCTGGGTGTGCAGCTCGTCGAAAATAACCCCGTGAGCATTAAATCCGTGCTTTGTGTTCGAATCAGCACTCAAGGCCTGATAATATGAAAAGCCATGCAAAATTGAGTTTTTAAATATCTCGGACCTTGATTTTAAAACCGGGTCTTGCAAAACCATCTGCTTCGCAATATCAAAAACAATCCCGGCCTGTCCCCTATCTCCCGCGGCGGAATAAATTTCCGCTCCGGGCTCCTTATCCAAAAAAAGTAAAATCAATGCAATAGCCGCGGATAAAGTGGACTTCGCATTCTTTCTCGGAAGTTCTATGTAAGCAACCCGATACTTCCTGAACCCCGTTTTTTTATGCTTCCACCCGAAAAGCGGCTTTAAAATATCATTTTTTTGCCACTCCTCCAGCTTAATCGTCTGCCCGGCAAACTCGCCTTTTACATGCCGAATATGTCGCTCCACAAAAATGCAGCAATTTTCCGCCGCTTTCTCGTCATAATAGTAATTAGATTTCAAGGTCATTCAAAGGGTCGTGTTCGTTTTCCATTTCCATCCTAATCCTTGTCCGCATAGAGGGAGTAAAACCGAATCTGTCCGACAAGTTTATAAAAATTTTAGTTGAATCTTGCAAGGTTTTAAAAAACGGGTTAATCTTTGTCTCCCCATTTTCCTTAATTACTTGCCCGTATTTTTTTATGTTTTCATTTGCCAGTCTTATAAGCTGATAGTGAAAACAATATTGCTCGAACGCGGGTAAATCGAACCCGGAAATGTAGCCGGGTATCTGAGTTGCCTCCATTAATACCGCCGTCCATAACTTTGCCCCCACCTCATCCAATATTTTCGGGGGCTCCGGCGCACTCTCCAAAAATCTTAAACGCTTGGAAACATTACCGGGTCCTAAATGGGCCGGGTGCCCATACCCTTTTGCTTTTATAATAGCCTCCGGCTGTTTTGGTGGACCGATCCCCGCCATACATTAAACCCCTCTTAAAGGTACTTTTAAAATGGGGTTAAAATCAAAACTCCTTTTGCTGCTCTTGTCCTGCTTTAAAACACTAACCCCCCATTTTTTCTGTAACAATAAAAACTGCCTCTGCTCCTCCTTTATATTTTTATATGTTCCACAGCCTCCTTTTTGATCCGCTTGCATATTGTCATAATTTATAAAATTTGCCCTCAATGCCCCACCGTTTTCCTTGATATGCTGCAAGGTTATATCGTAATCTTCTTTTAAAGGGAATTGCTCATCATATCTAATGTTGTTTTGCAAATGCCCCTGGAACGGCCCCCCGATATATCCAAGAGTTGCGAACGGCGTATGCTCCCGATAAGCCCCTTTGTCCTGCACACAATTAACGCCGAAAAATTTAAAGCCCCAATCCCTTGTTAAAATAGCCATGTTCTCGCAAAACTCCATTAAATCCTCCTCCTCTAATTTTCTTTTTTTTTGTGCCTCCCACCTATAAATGCCCCGGCAATCATCGTCAAGTAAAACAATAGCCTCGCAATCTTTGAAAAAATTGTCGAGAATATAATTCCTAATTCTGCAAAGGTTCCCCTGGGCTGAATCCGGAACCACCTGAATGTCGTTCCCGTTTTTTCTGTACTCCTCCGCCTCCTTTTCCGAAACTACAAGCTTTACAAAAGGATAGTTTTTTTGCGTTATGCTTTTTTGGGGCCTCCTATACGACGGAGCGAAAAATTTAACTCTCATTCGAAATTTCTTTAATCCTTAAAATCGCCTCTACTCCATCCAAAACCCTCCCAACCCCTTTGCTCCAGGGTTTACCATTTGCCCGTTTCGAATAAGTACTCTCCAATCCGAAAAGCTCCTGCGCTTGTATCCAGTCAATATCTTTAGTAAACTTTAAAACAACATAATTGCTTTGTTGGTCTAACTCATTCGAAAAAACAATCTCGCCCTCTTGGTTCTCCTCTCCCCCTAAATCGGGAACATCAAGCCCCCAGGTTTGCAACTCCTCCGGGTCCCATTCGTTTGCCAGTGTGTCCCAGTCCCAATCCCCGAAACCGATATTGTCTTTAATTATAAATTGCCTTTTCTCCTCCTCCGTCAAGTCCTCTGCATATAAAACCGGGGCCTCCATGATCCCCAAACTTTTTAAAGCCTTTAGCCTCATATTTCCCCCCAAAACATAACCCGTTTCCCTTTCAACTACCAAGGGCCGAAGCTCTAACATTTTTGGGAAGTCCTTAATGCTCTGAACGAGTTTTTTAAACTGCTCATCCTTTATTGTTCTGGGGTTTCCCGGATTTGTTTTGATGTTTTTTAATTCAATTATTTGCATTTTATTCTTTTCGTTAA